CGGACGGTATAAAGGGATTTAGTCCCTCAACCTAACAAAACAGAACCTAACCTAACACAACAGAAATGGCTACGAGAGTGAGTGCGGTGCCACCTTCATCGGTGGGGGATGCGGTGGCAGAGCGGGGGATGTTCACTATTGATCATCCTCAGTACAAGGTGTTGGCGGATGCAGTAGCGCAGAGGCTTGCGGAGGTTACCACCGAGAGAGCGGTAGCTCGAGCGTCTGCGAAGTCGGTACCAGTTGCCGTGGCGATCACGGCTGCTGGGTACGCGAACTTGTCGGAGTTGTACCCAGAGTTTCGGGTGGTTCAGTACGGTTTTTATCGTCCTGGCCATGCTGATTGGGTCGCGTCGCGGAGATTGGCGAACGAGTGGTTGATGTTGCAGGCGCAGAAGTATGGCACGAGTACTGTGCATATTGGGGGTTCGGTGGCTTCTTACCTCATGGCAGAAGAGTTGGAAGGTCAGTTGGTTGTGGATGATTCGAACCCGGTAGCAGTGCATGAGCACCACGCTCAAACGAGCGAAGCCTACAAGTATTTTTCGAGCTTTGGGCAAGTCGGCGAGGATTTGGGTCGTGTGTTACCTCGCGACAAGTATCTCGATTATTTGAGTGGCAAAGGCACCATCGTGAGTACTCCAACTGGCGTGAAGGCTTCGGCTGATGTTTATTTGGCTGATTTGTCGCTTCAGCTTGTTCCGCCTGTTCAATTGGCGGCTGCTATGTTGGAAGCTAAGGCCACGGTGGCGTTTGGTTTTTTTGTGTACACCCCGTCAATGATTACGGATTCGACTGGAGAGCTGCCTGGGTCAACGATACGTTATGTTCGTAAACCTGAGGGTTTGTTGCTGCAGTATCCGGAAGGTAGGTGTGCAACTGCAATGCTCAAGTATGAGGATTGGGAGCCGTGGCTAGTGGGCCACACTTTCTCGGTGGGCTCACTGCTCAATCGCAAGTGGTTTCAAGTGGAGCTACTGAAGAACAGAGGTTCGTTCATGTTTTTCCGTATGGTGCAGTTAGATGGCCCTCCGGAGGATTTGAATGTGACTCATGCGTTGGATGTTGGTTTGGACGAGCCAATGTATGTTATTCGCGTGCCTGAACCGGTAGGATTGGACGTGGATGTCACTCGTGTGGATTCGTGGCGCGTTGTTCCTACCCTCGTACCTTGTCGCGTGATTGATCGCGCTTATAATGATGCTATGGTGTTGCCTCGCAAGTTGTTTACAACTCAGGCGGTTACCAAGCGTATCATTGCAGCCAATGACAGGTTTGTGGTGGCAGGAACTACGGTGAAGGTTAATTCTTCGCTCGGGTTGGATATAGTTCGGAGGGCTACGTTGGCGGTCGTGTCTCGCGCATTCGTTGATCGTTATGAGGCAGGTCAGCTTACTGCGGAAGTATTGGGTGTTGCGTCTAGATACATGTCTCGGCATGGAACGTATGAACCAGCGAGTTTGAGAAGGCTGTTGTGTGGACTGGCGTGCAAAGTGTTTTCTCCAGTCTGGTCAGTCTTGACTCAGGTGGACACCGCAATGGCCGCGGCTGCTGAGTGGTTGGACAGTGTGTTCAATCCTAGGTTTGTTTATACGCCTGGGTTGATAGACATGCCTGTTGGCTATTTTCGATTGGGAGAGCAGTGCGCTCGGCTCGTGCATGTCGTAAAGCATTCAGGCACTGATGTGATTGTGGCTTCGTCTAAGCCAGTCTGGGGGATGCCTGGTGCGCTGGTAGCAGCTGCGGTTGTGGACAATGCAAAGAACCAGGTTGTGTCAAGATTGTCTGCGACGTGGAGTTTGTTGTCGTCGAGTGCTTGGTCAGCAGAGTTGCATGTGGAGGAGACCGACATTGGTCATAGGGACTATGTCACTGAAGAAGCGAAGCTATTCGAAGACGATGTGGATGAAGAAGCAGCACAGGATGTGATTAATGCTGTGAGGAAGAGTAACGTCGTTGAGCAGGCGTCTCAGTCCATGCGAGACGTTTCGGCGACTGTGGTGGTTGGAGATGCTGTTCCTATTGTGGAAGCAGCGCCAGAGGTGTCAGACGATCCAGTTGGGGATTTGAATCGATTCTATGCTACTGTGAATCCGGGAGTTGCTCCACAAGATTTGGAGCAGGATACAGCTAGCATAGCTCTTGATCCACAGGATCGGTATGTTACGGCCGTTAGATTTGCGGCACCTACGGACATGTCTTCGGTTCCTAAACCGAGAGATGTTTATTTGAGTCGGATAGAGGCTCTGAATGTTTCGAAGAGGCAGAACACGTTACAAGAGTTGGTGTCCGCAACTGCAGCGCGTAATTTGAGCGCTCCGCAGGTTTCTTTGCCTCAAAATGAAGATGCGGCTATCCAAGATATTTGGAAAGTGTTCTTGGATACGGCTTGTGTTCCGGACGCTAGAAGCAAGATCGAGTCGTACAAGTCAGATCCTGTGGCGTTGACTGAGTTTGGACTGGCTGATTGGGCTAGGCAAGTTACTCCTCAGAAGCGAGCGCGTGTTATTAAGGCACTGGAAGACGGCACTGAAGCGTTGGAGCAGATGGACGTTTCTGAGTATATGTTGATGTTGAAGGCTGATGTGAAGCCAGATCTTACGCGAAAACCGATAGAGAATCGGATTGAGCCGCAGGTGATTGCGTATCACAAGCCAGAGTTGAACGCTTTGTTTAGCTCTATCTTCCGAGTTGTCTTACGTAGGTTCCTTTCTTTGCTCAAACCGAATTACAAGTTGGTTCTTTTGAAGGATTTGGGCGAGGTGGAGCGGGTCCTGCAAAATGTACATCCGTTTGGAGGTGTTTTCAAGTATTTGGAGAATGACTTTTCCAAGTATGATAAGTCGCAGGGCCGGTTTGTGTATTTGCTGGAAGCGTTTGTGTTTACCGAGATGGGTATGGATGAAACGTTGTTGGAGCATTGGCTGTCTGGACACAAGTTTGCTAAGATGAGGTCTGTCGCTTTACTTATGTCTCTACACGTAGAGTATCAACGAAAGTCGGGCGATGCCACGACTGCTGGCGGGAACGGTATCCTGAACATACTCAGTGTGACATATGCCTATAAGGGCACGGACGTGGTGTGGGCTGTGTTCATGGGTGATGATTCACTTGTGTGTGCGAGGTCTGTTGGGGGTGATAAGGCTGCGGTGCGCATATTGGCTGAAGTTTTCAATTTGGGGGCAAAGACTTTTATTACAGAGAGTCCCTACTTTGCTTCGAACTTTTTGTCGGTGGATGATGACAACGCTGTGTTGAGGTTCATTCCTGATCCTGTGAAGCGTGCTGCTCGTTGGTCGATGAGTGTGTCAGCTGATGAACCGGCATGGCGAGAGCGTTGGGAGTCTGCTCGAGATGCCTGCCGAGCTTACAGGGATGAGTCCTGTTTGGCTAGGCTGCCCGCTCTTGTGTGTCAACGTTACGATGTTGATTCTGCATCTGTGGAGTTAGCTGTTCGGGCTGTGGCGGCAGTAGTTTGTGATGAGAAGGCTTTCAGGTCTATGTGGGAAGAGAAACCTACAGTCATTACTTATGGTTAGTCACTCGTATTTGTTGTGCATTTTTGTTAGAAACAAATCTATACTGGTTGTGGCAGTATAAACCACTAACGTTCGTTAATTGTTGTAGTTTGTTAGTTGATATTATTTATGGAGTTGTGTTTCCACTGAATTCATGTG